ATCGTGAACCCGGGCATCTACTCCCAGCTCATCCCGACCAGCACGACCTCCCTCCCGCTCTCCGCTGGCGCTTACGGTTTCGATGGTGGCGTGTTCTACGCTTCCCTCTTCCCGTCCGAAACGAAGCTCGCTGGTTTCGCCTGCTCCTCGGAAGCCCTCGCGATGGCCGCTGCGGCCCCGGACCTCGACTCCGTCGGCAACGACTTCCTCGTCCGCGAAGTCGTCCCGATCGAAGGTCTCGGCATCTCGGTCTACTACAACGTCTGGGCTGACAAGAGCACCCGCAACCTCATCGGCTCCATGGAACTGATGTTCGGTGCGAACAAGGCGATCACGGCTGGTACCATCGCCTCGGTCTACAACCCCTAATCGGGGCTGAGTCCTGAAACAGCCCCCAGCAATGGGGGCTTTTTTGTATCCCTAATTCCCTACCCACGCTCATGTCCCTATACGGTTCCACCTTCAACTCTGACTTCCAATCCATCCTGGCAGACATCGGTGTCCCGGCTACGGTCGGGGCCAACCTGTTCCTTGTCGGCCTGTCCCAACCGATGAACACCCCCAAGTTCGACGCTGGGGGCTTCACCGAGGAGAAGATGTGGACGGTGCGTTTCGCCGCCGCTACGGCCCCTTGGACGGCTTCTGATGGCCGGGTTGGAGGTCAGGTAGCCACAATCGCCTCGGGCGTCCCTGCGGCCTTCCTAGCCCCGGGCAAGAAACTGACGGTCAACGGTCAGGTCCTCCGGGTCAAAGGCCAGTCCTACAAGCAGGCCAGCGCCGTCATCGAGCTGACCTGCATCGACGACAACCAGTAATGGCCAGCAAGGGAGCCATCGACCCAGCCAGCCTAGCCGACTTCAACGCGGCGATCCGGCACTTCACTGAGGAAATCAAGGCCGACGTGGAGATGGTCGCACGTGAGCAGATCAGGCTGATGTGCCGCGACGCCATGACCTTCACCCCGCCGATGCCCAAGGGCGGGGGCCGTGGCCTTACCGCAGCCGCCCATAAGGCAGGCATGAATAAGCTGGGGAACGACGTGCGCCGCATCTTCGTCCCGGCCGACAGCCCCAAGAAGGGGATGCCCGTCATCCTGCGACAGGTCATCAACTCCGTAAGGTCAAACGATATGCAAGGCTTCCGGGCAATCTACGACCATAAGTCTACCCTGTCTAGGGTTTCTAGGCTTTCACCCGTGATGCGTAGAATCATGGAGGATACGAGCTACACGCGCGCGTTTGCCAAGGCTCAGAACTACTTGGCCAAGGCCAACATCTTTGGGCAGATTCGTCCTCTGGCTGGAACGACTGATAACCCGCGCCCAATCCACGACAAGTACAAGAATGCCGTCGGCGGTCGATGGAAGCGCAACCAAGGAGTTGGCGGTCCTCAATACTTCATCCCTACCCAGCAGATGCTGGAATCCTACATCGCCGAACGGCAACTGAAGGTCGGTCGCGTCAAGGCCGTCTGGGGCGCCGTCATGCAACAGGTCCCTAAGCCTGTGACCAAGAAGGGCGTCGAGCGTAACTTCGGCGTCTACAACGCCCCATGGGTAGACGCCAACAAGACTGCGTCTAACGGCGTCTACAGCGCCAGTCGTAGCCCAGGCTCCGTCTCGATGACCGTGATGAGCTTCATCGGTAACATCAATCGCATATCAGACGAGGCAGGCACGGAGAATATCGTCTACGGAAACCGCGTAAAACAAATCCGCGCAGCCGTGCTCGCAAGGCTTGAGAAAACCATCGCTCAGGCAAACAATCGTAAGAAATAACTTTATGGGTACCAAATCCTCACGCCACATCGTGGAGGCCGCAGTGGCCACCCACCTCTCCGACCAGGTCGAACTGGCTGGGGTGAACATCTACAAGGGTGACAGCGCCGACACGAATGTGCTCCCCAAGGCCATCGTGCTCTGCGACTCTGCCCGGACTCCTAACGATCTGCCTGACGGCCTAGGCAACTACGACTGCTCGGTCCGCGTGACCCTGTTCGACTCTGCCGACGACGTGACCCTTTCGGATCACCGCGCCCGGGTGGCCGCTATCGCCGGCGCCATGCAGGACCTCGAAGCGCTGCAGGCCGTCTTCACCCTGCAGGGCGATGCCTACTGCTACGACTGCAGCGTCCTGTCCGAGGACGAAGGGGTCAACGAACGCTCTTGGGCATCCGTCCTAGTCTACGACATTCTGGTGGTCGTGAACCCTGAGGGCTAACCTTACCTTAACCGCAATAGTATATGGCTGCTATCGTTAAAGGCGTCACCGCAATCTATGGAATCCCGGGTGCCACTGTGGCAAACGCCGTGGTCCAGTCCTACACTAACGACGGCGAGTTCACCTCTGAGGCAACTATCGTCGATGAGGATGGCATGACCGTCGCTTGGCGCGGCGACGACCGCAAGACGCAGATCAGCGTCGAGCTCATCGCCAAGACCTCGGCCATCCCTCAGCTCGGCGCGGCTTTCTCCCTGACGGTCAACACCGCATCGTCCTACGCTGGCGGCACTGCTTCGACCGCTTTCTCGGGCTGGGTCCAGAAGGTCTCAGAGAAGGGCTCGAATCGTGGCTATTCTGCCGTGACAGTCACTGCCGTAGGCTACGAAGCCATCGCTTCCTAACCTCATGGATAAGCGGTTCCTATCCGCTTTCACGGACCCAGGTCAGACTAAACTCCTGGGCCGTTTTGTTTCCCCGTTTTGCTTGCGTCACCGTGTGATGCTTGAGACGGCTGAAAGCCCACTGCTTAGGTCCGGTAAGGGCATCCGTCCGCTCGACCTGCTGGTGGCCGTCAAGGTGTGCGCTGGCGAGCAGCTCGACAAACTCACGTGGAAGGACTCCTGGTATCTCGGCAAGATGACCGCGAACCCGGAATACTTCGCAAGCCAGATTGAACGCTTTTCTCAGTATGTCCTTGTCGAGGCTTGGCCTAAGTTCTGGGAACGCACGCGCAAGGCCAACGAAACCTCCGGCATCCCGTGGCCCCTCACCGTGATCACATCGCTCATCGCCAACGGCATCGACGAGGAACGGGCGTGGACGATGCCCGAGTGCCAAGCGATCTGGATGAACTCTGCCTTTGCCGTCTGCAAGGGCGCCGAGCTTAAAGTCCTCACTACCGAGGACGAAGAGCTCATCGACACCCTAGAAAAACTACAATGAGCAACTCCGTAAAGTATAGCGTCGATGGAACGACGAACGCCGATCAGGTTGCGGACAAGGTCAAGAAGTCCCTGAGCACGCTCGAGAAGAACATCGAGGGCGTCGAAAACCGCTTCAAGTCCTTCGGCAAGGACCTGTTCCTTTCCTTTGCCGCGCCGATGGTTCTGTTGAACACGGCGATGAACGCCATTTCATCGTCTATCGAGAAGTCCCGCCAGCAGGTGCAGGACGCACGCGACCTTGCACTGAAAGGCGATTCCAAGTTCGTCACGAAGGGTGAATCCACGCTTGCCCGCGAGAACGCACGTATTGAGCAGGAACAGAAGGAACGCGAACTGGCCGCAGTAGGCCGTGAGGAAGAAACCAAGAAGGCCATGAAGAGGGGCGGCTTCCTAGGATTCGGGGGAGAAGGCGACGCCATCATCTCCGAGTACATGAAGAAGAAGCAGTCCTTCAGCGGATTCCTCAGCGGTGTCGGTATGTACCTCGGCATCAATGACGCGGCTTCCAATACGGACATCCAGCAGATCGCTCAGGAGCGCGCTGCCGCGAAAGAAGCCGAAAGGCTTGGCCCGGAGCTTGCGGCCAAGAAGAAAGAGGAGGAAGCCCTCGCCGCCCAGAAGGCCGCCGCCGATGCTCAGGTCGCCGCGAAGAAGGAAGTCGATAGCATGGCCACTACGTTCAAGGGACCGGAAGGTTTCGGCAACGTGATCGGCGTCGGTGCCAACCCTGTCCTGGAAGCGATGAACGCCCAGCTCGAAGAGCAGCGTTCCCAGACCGACCTATTGCGCCAGTTGGTTGACTCCAACACCGTCAAGAACGGTAATTGGATGGCAGTGAACAAGCCTGCCGTAAAGACCCCTTAATCCCAAGCCACGATGCCTAATCGAATCGAATACGGAAACGACCTCGTCACCCCGCTCATCCAAGCCGGCTGGACGGTCAACAACGACGGCTACGGCCTGTGCACCTCCACGACCAGGTTCAAGGCCGACCATACCTTCGACATCGACACGCTGACCAACCGAGGCACGCCTCACCCTGACCCGACCTATTCCTTCCTGAAGGCCCACAAGTATTCGGTGAGCTGGGACTCCCTTGCCATCGCCACCGTCACGGTGGACTACGTCGGCATCGACCCGGACGTCGGAGAAGGAAAGATTACCAACCCCGAGGTCTCCGCGTCCAATGGCCTCACGTCCGAGAACATCACGACGAACCCGAACTTCTTCACTGACGGCGGGGACGGATACGGCGCACCCATCGCAGGCTCTCCCCCTTTCACCCAGTCGCCCATCGGTCCGCTGGTGGAAATCAAAAGCCCTTCGGACTACATCCAGATCACGACGGGAAGCACCGTCGCGGTGGTCAACAAGAAGCAATCCTATGTCGGCCTGAACGGCGCCTGCTTTGAGGACATCAACGGCGGTCGCTTCATCGGCTTCGTCAATCCGGCCAACAAGCACTTCTACGGCAAGACGAACTACCTCGCCCCGCAGACCGCCTTCTCCGGCCATTTCTACACGACCGAAGCCTCCAAGGTTAACCAGGCGCTAAACCTGCTTGGCAGCACCTCTGACGTGAATGATTGGTTCGGCAAACTGCCCAGCATCATCCCGATCTATGCTGGCACGTCTTGGACCTCCAGCCCTGAGAACGGCGAGTATGACCAGTTGCTCCTTTCGCAGGTCAACGTGCAGGACTTCGGTGCGCTCTACAAGGTCAACTACGAGGTCCGTTATAGCGTGCAGGGATGGCCTCAGGAGGTATACCCGAGGGGAAGCGTTCTCTGACCTATGAGCATCCAGCCCGGCGTCGGTTATAACTTCCAAGACTCGTCCAACGGTTTCACCCTGGACATCAACAAGCCTTGGACGCCGCCGAATGGCGAGGGTGTTTACCTTGGAGTGCAGTTCCCCATCCCTCCCCCGCGTATCCCGGAACAGTTGGTCAACAACCCGCAGGACGTCATCCGTCCTGCCCCGTTCGAGTGCCGCGTCGTTTCGGTCAACGGCGAGCGATTCCTTCAGATCGCAAAGGGAAGCATCGACTACAGTGATAGCAATATGCCCTATATCTACAAAGGGGCTTTCACGCATATCAGCCAAGCAGCAGCCGAGAAGGTTCAAATCTGTCCGACAGGTATGCGCGAGGTCGGCAACATCTATCCTGGAGGAAACCCGGGAACCGACGCTTCATACTCTTTGGACTGGTGGATGGAGGAGGGCGGAGGATACAAACTTCCTGACAGCTCTGAGTCCTATGGCATCTATGCTTTCAAGTGGGACGTAGAAGTAGATGCCACCCCGTTTAGCGATAGCGCCGTGGTCAATACCGGCTTGCCGAATATTGCCATAATCCCGTCCTCTAACTCGACGGACAAGGCGAAGATTGAGAAGGGCACGGGCCCGTCCATCTACGAGAACACGATGAACGTTCAGAAGATGAACGGATACACCGATGTTTCTGAGATGTCAGGCGATTGGGGTCACTGCCATACTACATGGTATAACCCGCGTAAGTTCGGCTACAACTACAAGCTGATCGCTACCATCTCCGTTTCCTCGAACTCATTCACCGCCGCGTCGAGCATCGTCCGTCCTGCGGTTGTCGGGTTCTCGAACATGATCCAGAAGATTACGTTCGACGGCAACCCGTCTGGCGGCGCGGTCACCATCACCTGCGGAGGCTTCACGTCCACCGTCCCTTTCCCGGTCACCAACTTCTACAGCGCCACCGTCCCCGTCTACTCAAACGAACTGACGCTAAAAGCCTGCCTTGAGTCCATCACTGCGGTCGTGCTTCCTGGCGTCGAACTGCCCGTGACGCTGGCTGGCAACGTTGAGGTCTCCAAGTATTCCGACTCGGTCTACTACGTGACCTTCGTAAACCAGCTTCAGGGCATGACCATTCCTTCGCTGACCATCAACACCGGGGCCGTGACGGCGTATGAATGGAACTTCAACATCACCCAGCACATCACTGGCGCAATCGACCTTACGACCCCCATGCAGTTCGGCATGACCCAACTGATGAACAAGGAAGACGTAAGCGAGCCTGAGGATCCGTACTATCTGAACCGAGATAACAGCACGCCTTGGGTTAACATCGTTAACCGGTTGGACGTGCTAGGTTGCACGGGTTTCTCCGGCGACGTTGTGCAGGATGGTATGTTCCCTGTTGTCGATGGCACCATTTCCAACACCGACCCGGACTACTCAATCGTGGCCGGATGCACCGACGAGCCGACCCCTCCTGTCCCCGAGTTCGACCATCCGTTCAAGGTCAAGCACGTCGCAACGGTCGGCGGTTTCAGCGAATACTCCATCGTCTCGGGCACGGTCAACAACGTCGTCCCTGGCAACATCTCCAGCAACATCACCGTTTCGACCAGCACCTACGAGGTGTGGGTCAAAACACCTTACGCTTCCGGCGTCCTCCCTGCCACGTCTGGTTTCGAGTGGGACATCGGCACTCCCGTTCCTGCCGACACGGACGCGGAAGGCTATATCCGCATCGCCACTGTCAACGGAGCCACCGTCACGCAGTACGTCACCGGCTCGCTCTGGGCTGACCGAATCAAGCTCGGAACAGCCACGGCGACCTACTACTACGCCCGAGTCTGATGGGCTCGCTTGTAGGCAATTCGGCCGCTTTGTCCACATGGGGCAAGTTCCGTTGCGCTTGGTGCGTTCAGCAGAACTTCGACATTCCTTCCGCGACGGACTTCGACATCACCTACGGATCAGGGCAGAAGTCCGCAGCAGACGGAAGCGGACTCATCCGTTGGAGGCCAAGGCCAATCGTACTGCCTATTTTCTCCGACGACCTTCAGCCTACAATCTGGGGGCAGGCTTTCACCGGCTCTTTTGTCTTTCCATTCACGACTGGAAACCGAATCTATTCTGAGCCGTTCAGGGTTAATTCAAGCACGGCTACAGGGTACGAAAGCACGGCCGTAACGGACGAGGCAAAGGCACAATTGACCGGGGAGACTGTCAATTTCTCAGGTGGGTATAGCACCACCATAAATACCATCCTATGGACAGAGGCCCGCTATACTTGGAACCCCCCTGCATATCCAGGCTTCATTGCTGGGGACGTCACCTCCATCGGCAAATTGACGGCTTTCTGAGTAAACCCTACCATTTGCACAATAGGTAAGATGAGCGACACCGTCACGCTATCGCAGGGCAACTCGTTCGCCTGCACCTTCGTCTGGACCCCTGGCACGACCGGCCCTGCGAACCTGCTGGCCACGACCCTGACCTCGACGGTGGAGGACAAGTGCGGCAACGCCTACGAGCTCACGATCACGAAGGCGCTGGACGGGCTGTCGTTCACCTGCACCTACCCGGGCTCGACCGCCGACTGGGCACTTGGCCTAGGCCGATGGGATATCAAATTTGTGTTTCCTGGGGACACTGTCTCGCGGACCGAGGTGTTTCGTATCCAGGTCATCGACTCCGTGACCGTCTGATTTCATGCCCAACGGAACCATCACTTCCACCGAGAACACCTTCGGCACGGTCAACGGCGCGTTGTCCGGCACTGTCGCGGGAACCCTTACGGGTAGCGTCGGAGTCCCCGGGCCTCAAGGCCCACCCGGACCGGGCTCGACCTGGGGAACTATCCTCGGCACGCTCTCGGCGCAGACCGACCTCTGGAGCGAACTAGGAACGAAGTATCTGGCCAGCAACCCGGCAGGCTACCAGACCGCCGGACAGGTCAGCACGGCGCTTGCTCCGTACATCACCTCGGCCACGGCCACGGCTTCCTTCTACCCCCTGACGGGTAACCCTTCCGCGTTCCTCACGGCCTCGGCCCTGACCCCCTACCTGACCTCCGCAACGGCGGCTTCGACCTACCAGACTCTGGCGGGGATGTCCTCGTACCTGACGACCTCTGCGGCCGCTTCCTCCTACTACCCGCTGTCGTCCAACCCTTCGGCCTTCCTGACATCCTCCGCGCTGACGGGCTACGCTACCCAATCCTTTGTCGCGTCGAACTACGCCCCGATTGCGGCTGGCCTTCCCGCTGGCGGCACTGTCGGGCAGGTTCTCACGAAGAACTCGGGCACGGACTACGACGACTCCTGGCAGACCCTCATCCCGGGCGACCGTTACCTGACGAGCTCGACAACGAGCAACACGATCGGCAACGGCGCGAAGACATTCACCGTCGGCACGGGTCTTTCGTACTCCTCGCAGCAGGACGTGGTCATCTCCTTCGACGCGTCGAACCATATGCACGCGGTCGTCACGAGCTATAACTCGGGCACGGGTGCGCTGGTCGTTGACGTCAAGAGCCACACCGGGTCGGGTACTTACACCGCATGGACGGTCAACGTGGGCGGCACGACCCCGCTTCAGTCCGTCGAGTGGGGCGAAATCCTCGGCACGCTGGGCGACCAGACCGACCTCGCCACGGCGCTCAACGCCAAGCTGGAATCGAGCACCGCCGCGACCACCTACGCCGCCCTCGCTGGGGCTACGTTCACGGGCGAAGTGGTCACCCCTGCCAGCACGACCTCAAGCGCTGGCCTGACGATCACCCCGGGCGTCGCTCCCACCACCCCGACCAACGGCGAAATCTGGGCCACGACCAACGACCTTCAGGTGCGTCTTAACGGCGTCACCGAGACGCTGGCCGAACAGTCGTGGGTCACGGCTCAGGGCTACATCACGTCCTCGGCGCTGACGCCGTACGCTCCTCTCGCGGGGGCTACCTTTACGGGCAAGGTAAATACGCTAACCCCGACCACGACGACCGCTGGCCTGAACCTCCCGCACGGGGCTGCTCCCACTACGCCAGTTAACGGAGACCTGTTTACGACGACCTCCGGCCTTTTCGCCCGTATCAACGGAACAACCCGTCAGTACGTCGACCTCGACGGCACGCAGACCATCAACGGCTCGAAGACGTTCTCCAATGCCAACCAGACCATCGGCAACTCGACGGCGGCTGGCACGATTGCCATCGGCACGGGTGCTACCGTCTCCGGCTCGACCCGCACAATTCAAATCGGCATCAACGCCGCCGCTGGAAGCACGAACAATATCACCATCGGTTCGACCACGGGCACTTCGACGACCACGCTCGTGGGCTCCACGGTCGGAACGACCCTCGCGGCCGATACTAACACCACCGGCCTTGCCACCACGGCCTACGTCGTCGGTCAGGCTGGTTCGGCTGCTCCCCTCATCAACGGCACAGCCACCGTCGGCACGTCCCTCCGCTACGCTCGTCAGGATCACGTCCACCCGACGGACACGACCCGCGCCCCGCTGGCCTCGCCTTCGCTGACGGGCGTTCCTGCCGCGCCCACCGCCGCCGTCGATACCAATACGACCCAGCTCGCGACGACTGCTTATGTCGTGGCACAGGCCGCCGCCGCTACGCCTCTCGTCGATGGCACGGCTGCCGTCGGTACGTCGTTGCGCTACGCCAGGGCTGACCACGTTCACCCGACGGATACCACGAGGGCCCCGCTAAACTCGCCTGCCTTCACCGGCACGCCTTCCCTGCCGACTGGCACGACCGCATTCACGCAAACGGCTGGCACCAACAACACCACGCTGGCGACCACCGCCTTCGTTACGGCGGCGGTTCCGGCTGCGGCAACTGTTGCCGAGGCCAAGGCCGGAACGGACACGGCCAAGTTCATCAGCGCAAACGTGCTTCAGAAGGTCGTCAACAGCCCGTCCTATTACAAGTTTCCGCGTGGGGTCATGTCCACGGCTAGCTCTGGAACTGGGGCGACAGTAACCACCGGCGCCTTAATCACCTGGCTACAGGGAACCACTACGGGGTCCGGATGGGCTCAGCATGAATACTATGGATTCAGTGGCGTTGATATCATCGCAAACACAGGGTGGACTGTTGGAAATGCTGACATCAATTTCTCAAAGCAGTTTCGTCTTACTGGTTCGACGAACCTTTTGGGTCCGATGGCTACGAACACCGTTGTTCGTTGTATGTTTGGAAAACAGGCTAACGATGCCGGTGGAGATCCGACCACAAAGTGCATCGGATGGCGCTACAGTCAATCGACTGGATTCATCGAAATAATCGCGCATAACGGAACTTCACTGGTGACCTTGACGACAGCAAGTAACCCTGCGTCTGGAAGTTGGTTTGAGTGGGAACTTTACAACAATGGATCAGGCAATGTTCAGATGTTCGTCAATGACGTGAGCATCGGTACGCTTACAAGTGGTCCTACTGGAAACACCTTTGCCGCCGCACCGACTTACGTCGAAGAAATCCAGACGACCGCTACTCCGTCCGCTCAACCCTCCGTCCGATTCCGCAACGGCGGCCTGTTCCTCCAGCCCTAATGTATACCTACAAAATCACAAACCTGATGGGCGGCATCGACTGCTCCAAGTGTCCGCACCCGGTGGTGGCCGTCCTGTTCCCTGGCGTCGAGCTGCTGGAATGCAGGGTATCGCCGTCCGAAGTCACTGCGACCTTCTCCGAGCCCGTCACCCCCGCCGACCTCGGCCCTCTCGTCCGCGTCGAACTCCTTACCAACGACAACCCATGATCACCCACATCCTCGCCCTCCTCGTCGGCTTCATCGCCGGAGCCCTCGTCATGCGTAAGCACAAGGCCAAGGCCGACACGCTGGAAGCCAAGGGCAAGTCTCTCCTCGACGCCCTCAAGGGCAAGTAAGCCGTGCGCTTGCTCCTAGCCGTCATCGCCCTCGTGGCCCTGGCTGGGTGCAAGTCTAAGCCGTCGGACGTGCCCCTTCCTCCCGCGATTGCCACGCCCAAGGAGGTCGCCCTGACTTCCGTAGGCTCAACGCTCGACGTCATCGACTCCCGCGTGGCCGCCGCCGTGACCATCGCCCGAGAGGCGAACACCGCCGGGAAGCCCGCCGTCGTAGAGTCCGAACTGTCCGTGGCTGGATCCTTCCTCCCCAAGCCGACCGAAGGCGACCTCGCCTACGCACGCCAACGCTCCGAGAAGGCAAGCCCCGCCGATTACGAAGCCCAGCGCAAGAAGGCCGCCGAGAAACAGAAGGCCGCCGAAGCCGCTTGGGCTGACCTCGAGAAACAGGTCGCCGCGAACAAGGCCGCCCTCTCTCTCAGGGACGCCCGTATCGTCGAGCTGACGAAGGAGATTGAAGCCGTCCGCAAGGAAGGGTCTCGGAACCTGTGGAGCCTAGGGGGCGTGGCGGTCGCAGTATGTGGCGCGCTGGCCTTCGCTTTCACCGGCCCTCGCATTGGTCTGCCCCTTCTGGCCTGCGGTGCGGCGATGGGGGCTTTCCCGTTCGTCGTCGAGTCGCCCCACTTCGACCTGATCGTGACGGTCACCCTCGGCTGCGGAGCCGCCCTGCTCATCTGGCTGGCGTGGGATTTCATCCGCGACAAGGTCAACGCCAAGCCTCCGCAGGAATGAGCCCTCCTCCTCCCCCCATCGACCCGGAGTCCATCCCGAAGGAGTTCAAGGACGGCGTCGTGGCCTCGACGATTGGGGCGTTCAGTATGGCCAGTCGCCTCATGCTCTCAGACGAGAAGCACACCTGGGGTTGGGTGGCTCGCCGCGTCATGGTCGCTTCTGGCGTGGCCTGCCTCAGTGGCTACGTGCTGATGGAATACATTTCCAGCCCGGGCCTGCGGATGGGCGCCATCGGTGCGCTGGCTTACGCATCACCCGAGGTCCTCGACGCCCTACTACGGGCAGTCAAAGCCCGGGCGAACCGCGAGGCCGACCGCATCGCTGGCAACCCCAAGCCCGCCAAGCCCAAGCCCAATGGCAAAGCCAAGCGAACCAAGCGCAAGTGAGGGCAACCTCCTGCTGGCCGTCTGCCTGCTGGTAGGTTTCGCAGGTATGGCCGCCGCGACGACCGCCTACACCTCGGGTTTCGTCCTCGACCAGCTGCAGAGCACCGACGCCCTGGTCATGATCGTGACGGACGCGGGCATCAAGTCCGACTCCCAGTCCCTGGAGCGGAACCTATCCTCGGCCACCCTAGCCCTGCAGTCCGTCCGTGACCTAGGGCTGGCCCTGTCGTTCGGATGCCTTGCCGTGGCCGTGGCGGTGGGTATTAGGCTCTGGCGGGGTAGACGGCAGGGCTGACCCAGAAGCCCCCTTCCTAGGGCATCCTAGGCGGTTTCCCGATGGGGCTTGACGGCGGGGGGTGGGGAGGGCATACCTTGCCTATCCCGCACAACATGAGCTCATCCTCCGACCCTAACGCCGACCTCTACGCTTTCATCTTCAACATGATTGAGAGCCAGCCGCACTTCCGTGTCGGCGCACGTAAGCCTGCCGCCGCCCCTCTCTCCCCGGCGATGCTGGCCAAGCCCTACAAGGGCATCCTCCCCGAGTCCTACGCGGTCGAGCCGAAGATTGACGGCGTCCGCGTGATCGTGGAAGTCTGCCGCCAGTCGTTCGCCGTGGCCATGAAGACCCGCAACGGCAACCCGCTCCCGTCCATCGAGCACCTCGGTGCTTGGTTCGCTGACGTCGCTGGCAAGCATGGCGTCTACACCTTCGACTGCGAGGCCGTGTCCGGCGAAGACTTCTACGACGCGGTCGGAGACATCCGCTCCAGCGAGCCCGCCAAGGACGCGTTCCTCTGGCTCCTTGACCTGCCCGATGACGTCGGAACCTACCGCGAGCGCCGTTCGCTGATGGCAAAGTTCACCTACACCGACACCGTCCGCTTGGTCGAGTCCTTCGTGGGCATCTCCCCTAACGACGCCTTCCGTCGCTTCGTCTCGCAGGGCTTCGAGGGTGCGATGGTCAAGGACCTCGACGCTCCTTACTCGCAGGGCAAACGCTCCAACGCCTGGTTGAAGGTCAAGGCCGTGGACGCCGAGGACTGCCCGGTGGTCTCCGTGCATGAAGGCGAAGGCCGTCTGGCTGGCACGATGGGCCACGTCGTCGTCGAGAACAACGGTCGCCTCGTCCGCGTCGGCGGTGGTTTCACCGACGAGCAGCGCGCCACGATCTGGGCGAACCGCGACACCGTCATCGGTTCCTACCTCGAGGTCACCTTCCAGAGCAAGACGCCCGACGGCTCCATGCGCCATCCCCGCATCCGAGGCGACAAGTAATCTCCCCCCGCACATGAACAACGCAGAATACCACGCCAGCCCGGCGGTCTCGAACTCGAAGCTCTCCCGCTTCCTCGAGTCCCCGCGTCTGATGAACACGCCCCGCAAGAAGACCCCCTCCCTCCGCTGGGGTTCGCTTGTCCATACCATCATCCTCGAACCGCACCTCATCGGCGACGAATGGGCCGTGATGCCCGACGGTCTCGACAAGGGCAAGGGAGCCAAGGCCCGCGAGGAGGAGTTCCTCCTGGCTAACGAGGGCAAGGAGATCGTGAGCCACGATGAGTTCACGCAACTGACCAACATCGCCGAAGCCGTCCAGCAGGACGATGAAGCCGCCGCCCTGCTCTCCGGCGAAGGGGTCAACGAGTCTTCCTACTTCTGGAAGGACGCAATCACCGGCATCGATATGCGCTGCCGACCCGACCGCTACCGCGACGACGGCCTGCTCGTAGACGTCAAGACCACCCCCAGCGTGGAGCACTATGCGTTCCGTCGCTCGGTCTGGGACTTCGGCTATGACCGCCAGAGCGCGCTGTATATCGACGGCATCGAGGCCGTGACCCAGCGCCGCCCCCGTGGCTTCGCGTTCATCGCCATCGAGGGTAAGGACGCCCCGGAAATCTTCGTCCAGGTGTTCGTGATGACCGAGGCCGACATCGAAATCGGTCGCAAGCGTTACCGCGCTGGCCTCGACCTGATGGATCGCTACATCAAGACCCACGGCGTCGACCCCATCGCATGGCCCAAGAAGACCGGCCCGGGCGTCATCGAGGTGGACCTGTCCAAGTTCAACGCCTGAAACCATGTCCTGCGCTTACTTCCTCAAATACAAAACCGCCGGGGGATGGGATGCCTTCTTCAACCCCGAGTCGATTTCCCACATCTACCCGAAGTGCGGGTTTACCATCGTCACAATGACCAACGGCTACGAGTTTACCTTCGACAGCACCGTTGAAGATTTCCTCGAACGCATCCGCAAGGATATCGCCGAGGCCACCCGCACCCTCTGACCCTTTCCCACATGAGCAACACACCCGCACTCCCCCCTAAGAACACCATCGAGCTCGTCCGCTCGGCTGGTCTCCAGGAGCAGGTCGCCAAGGCCCTGCCCAACGCCGACGACGCCAGCCGCTTCATGCGCTGCGTC